GCAGACACAACATATGACCAAACTAGTTTAAATTTTCTACTTCTTACTGAATAAGAAAATGGCAAAATAACTTGATATGTTCCTATATCTGTCTCTACTGCTGTAGCAGTAATAGTTGTAAGAATGGTTGTAGGAAGAATTGCTGGACTTATAGCAGGATCTTCTGTTATATCATAAACGGCGGCGGTAACATTTCCATCTGGAACTACCAACTCACCTTCCCAATATATTTTTGTTTTAATTGGGGTGTTACTATTTACATAAATCTCTGCCATTATGAGATTTTAATTAGCTGTAATACTCTTGTACTTCCGTTGGGTTAGCTAATCTAAAACCTTCCTCCTTGTCAAAAATTGCTTGCGCTTGATCTCTTTTCATTGCAACAAATGGGTGTTCTTTGGTAAAAGTAAAACCTAAGATGTCGTATCTGAAATTTGCTCTGGTCATTCTTACCAAAACATCATCTCCTGAAATTTCTTTCTTGGGATCAAACTTAACCTGTGGCTCTGGAGCCTCTTCTAAATTGTCTTCAATATCTTTAATTGTTTTTTGATATACTGCCCAAGTTACGCCTTCTTCCGCCAGGGCGGCAATTACATCATTTTTGTTTTTTAGTTGATCTGTATCTACGCCAAAATCTTCGGCTATTTTCTTCAACTCTGTTACTTTCAATGTGTCAAATGACATGCATTCTCCTTCTATTAGGTTATTTAATTATAGCATTAATAAGTTAAAAGGGGAAGAAAGCTCAAATTTATTTATATACTAATCATACCAAAATAAGAAGGGCCTGGATCTTTCCAGGCCCAACTTTATAAAGCGAATTGTTAAGTTATGATGCTACCTTAACATTTTTCACTACTACCCAGGCATCTGCCTGCTCGATTTGAACACCTACACGAGTATACATTGTGTACTCAATAGAGTCCTTACGTGGCCAGAAAAATCTGTAAACGGTCACATCACGCTTGATTCCAATAACTACGTTATTTGGGAATGTCAAGTGGATATCTCCGTGATCTCCAGTCTCTCCTGAATAGTCACCGTCTTGTGCCTCTTTTAACAAAGGAACTTCAACGATTGGAATACCGAATGCAAATGGTGCTACATAACCAGCTGGTCCACCTAGTGGCTCAGTTGCTCCACGGATAATGCTTGATGCAATATCTTGTGGAATTGTTTGGTTTGTACCAATGCTGTTTGCAAATAGGAAGTCTTGGATTAGGTTTGAACCTGCCAAGAATCGAAGGTCGCCACGGCGTTGTTTGTACTTACGTGGAAGAGCCTTAAGAGCGCTGTTAAATACAGCACGGGTTACTGTATCTCCACCAGCATCTACAACGTGTCCGTTTGCTTTTGCCTTCTTTACCACACCGTCAAATGACTTGTACAATGCATCGCCAGTTAAAGCTGTATTTCCGTTAAGAACTACATCCTCAATGTCGTTACCTGCTTGTGTTGCCATTAAACGTGCAATGTGATCTTCTAGATCTGGACCCTCAATGTTGTCTTCTAGAGACTCAGTTGAAAGCTCCCAGTCTAGGCGCAACTTCTTTGTTGTCAAAGAAATCTTTGAGAAAGATACTGCAGAGTTTGCTGCTGTATCGTCAGCTTCGGTTGCAAGCTTCATAAGCTTCTCGCCTACTGACATGCGGTCTAGCTCAGTTGTATCAGATTTCATTCTTACTGTACGTGCGACCTTACCAATTACGGTTGCATCGAAAACGTAGTCTAAGAAACGAGCTGATTGTTCTGGATTAAGTAGTCCACCCTCACCCTCAGAACCGATATGTACGCCAGTGTTTGCTACTGCAGCACCAGACATATTAGCGGTTACATGAGTATTAGTGGCTACTGCCTTTTCTAATGTTTCATTACTCATTTATTTGTTACCTACCTTTTTTTAGTTAAAAATTTCCTGTACGGAACCGAGGAAAGAACCATTCCATTTAGATTTTTTAATTGTTACTTCCTGAGACCCGCCAAGGTCTGAGGACTTCTTAATTGCAGTATCACTTTCGACTGCATCAACACGTTTTTCAACTGTGTTGATTGTATTTTTGATATCTTCTACAGCTTTTGAAAGTGCTGTATGTTGCTCTGCCAATTCTGAAATTCGGCTGTCAACGCTTTTGCTAAATGACTCAACTGTTTCCTTGATAGATGAAACTTGAGCTGCGCTTGCGTCAGAAGCTTTTGATAAAGTTTCTGCAAAGAAGCCTTTTAGGTCACCTAACATTTTTGCAAAATCAGGTTCATCAACCTCAACTTCTGATACGTCGGCTGCCTTTTCCAGAGTCTCGGCAGAAGCGTCTGCTGTTGCGTCTTTTGCAACTGCTGTCTCAACTGCTGCATCTTCTGCAACTGCTGGAGTCTCTACTGCTGCTTCTGGGGCTGCTGCTTCTGCAACAATCTCTTCTGCAACTAGTGTTGTTGTGTTTTCTGACACTTCATTACCTCCTTCTGAGTTTGCCTGTTTTGCAATTGTTTGTGTTTCAGGCAAATCTAATCTTGTCTTCTTAAATGAAGCAAGAATTCTATCTATTTCTTTTGCTTTATTAACATCTGTACTCTCTACCCATCCAATAAGTTCCGCTGGCTTACCTGACACTGGTGAGTCATATGTTTTCTCTGTTGAAATAAAAACAGAGTCGCTATCCTCGCAGTAAAAAATATTTTCTGTTATTGTCTCTGCCGCCATACCTTTAAATACTAATTGTCCATTTACTTTCTGGATAGAAAGAATATTGCACAATTCATTTGCTGGAGAATCTACTACTGATAACTCCATCAATGCGTAATCTTTAATAAATCTAACTGTTTGTCCTGTTGCTTTGTTTACTTCGTTTTCTGAATCTACAATCTTTCCGCCGATTGAGAATCCTGCCAAAGTTCCGTCTAGAACTTTCTCCCAAGTATCTTGTGCACCTTTTGAGATATATGCATCTACATATACTCCGTTATAAAACTCTTTTGATTTTGCATCATAGTATGTTTCTGGCTTAAATGAAATCATTTTGCCAACTGCATTTGAGCCGTGCATTTCACGAATATTGCCTCGGAAATTTTCAAATGCTTTTAGGCTTGCCTCTTGCGTTACAACATCGCCTGTTTGATCTAGATTATCTAGTGTTGCAAATCCAGAAACTGTTCTCTTTTCACGATTAACTTTCGTGAATGGAACAGATAAAATAATATTATCGCCATTGGAAGACCAATTGGATTTTTCAATATTCATATGCTTAATTTTATCTTTGTATATATAAAAAGGCAAATAACTAGTTGCCTAATAAATTAAGGGGTGACCCTACCCTCGCCTTTTGGATTTCTTGCCTCCCCAGAAATATCTGGTGAATTTGCATCTCGATCCTGAGTTCTCTGTCTAGAATTCATGGCTTGTGCAGTTTGTTCGGCAGCCTGTTGTGGCTTTAATTGGACGATATTATCTCCGCCGTCAATTGGCACCATACCCTTCCTAATTCTAACCTCATTAGGGGTAATTACCTGCATTCTTAAATATCTCTCATCAATTTTTGACTGAGTATCCTCGTCTGTCAAGGTTAGCTCATTAAACTTAATTAATAATACGTCAGTCTTTTCCTCGATAATTTTATTCAATTTCTTTTCTAGAATGTCCTGCGCTGGACGACATACCTGCTCTTTAAACATTTTATCGGAATCTCTGGCTGAAGCTAAATTGACTCCTTCAGGTAAACCTATTTTAGAAATAGGAACTCTATGTGCCAGCAAAATTTCATCCCTATTTGATTTACGATAAATATTAAATGATGACTCTTGAGCATTTGCCTCAATTGGCTCCATCTTAAATTCAACCTTAGCATCTGGGCTATCGGCTGGAAGTGGAACATATAGGGATCTATGATTCTTACCCTTTAGTCCAACTTGGAAAAACTCTAATAATTTACGCTCTGACTCTGGTGAAAGTTTTGCACCTTTTACTGTGATGATATAACGAGGTACCGCCTTATTTTCAAAGTAGTCTAAGTTATACTTACCAGCAAACTCATTGCCTGCCATCGCATTTTGTGCCGCTACAATATCTGGAATACCATAGTAGTTGTTCATTGGAGTATATTTCTTTAAATGAATAATTTCATTTGGACGATCTGATCCGTCTGATATTGGATTAGGTGTTTCTTGATCTTTAAAATTGCGGAAGTAAACAGCTTTACCGTATAGCAATTGAATAAATCCATCACGCAAACGGCGGATACGCATAGTCTTTGAAGGGATATGTCCAATGTATCCAATATTGCCTGCGCTTGTTCTGCCTATTTCAATATAACCATTTCCTGTAGCCTCAAGATCAACGTAGGCCTTCATTAATGTTTCTGTAAATGTTTCTTCCTCGTTTGTTTCCTCTAGCCAATTTTCTAAATCTTGGCGCAACTTATTTAATTTACGACGAGCTCTTTCTAATTGCCGATCATCTGTAATGTTATCTAGCGCTTCATTTGCTTTACGAGTTTCAACAAATGCAAATCCTAGTCCAACAATATTTGCTACCTTTGCATTAATTGCAGCATAGTTATACGGGGAGATTTCATAAATCCTGGAAAGATATTCTAAGTTGTATGGAGGTTCGATAAGATCGAACATTGCATATCCAGTTACCGCCTGCGCTAATAAATTTTGTTGTGTCGCTGTTCCTTCTTGACCTACAAATCTTTTCTGTAAATCTCTTGAAACTTTTCTACGAAATGATGGACCAATTCCATTTACTTTCTTTAGCTCTTCGCCTTCGATTTTAAATGGATCATTTACCACCACTGGTTTGTTATTAAATTTAATCCAGTCAGATTGATCTGAAATATTTATCTGATTAGATATCTCGTCATTGTCTTCAATAAATTCCATTTACTTAGCCCCTTTTGCTACTCTTACTTGATCTTTATATTCTCCGATATCCAAAGGATCTGGAGTTAAGCCCCACCTTAATCTTTGTTGCTGATACTCAAATTCTTCGTCATCAATTTTTCTGCGTCCCGCCAAAAACTTTGGCTCTCCCCTATTGATTCCATAATGTGAGACGGCTTTTCTTAATTTCTCAATTCTTTCTCTATTTCCTTTTTTAGAGGTTATTGAAAGGAAGTTTCCTTCATCATCTCCAACCCATTTGCCGTCAATCTCCCAGACATAAATACCTAGAATAGTCTCTTCGACCACGCTTTTGTTTACACTTTTAATGTCCATTAGATATTAATTTTACCATTCTTTTCAGTCAAAGTCCAGATTTTGTCAAGCTTAGTGACAAATTATACGTTTTGAATTACCAACCAGTCATTATTATAGGCTTGAGCTGAATTTTCTGTCAAGGTTATAGTAGAATCTTGGGCTATTGAGGCAGATTTACTTAAATATAAATTATAATGATTTAATATTTCAGTACCAGTAAATTGGGTTTCATATATGGCTAAATTCTGAAATAATGATCTTACCGTTCCAGTTAGGCTATAACTAGCCCTTATAGCCCCTGAAATAGCGCTGGTATAGGTTATGACCACATGGTGTAGATCCCCCGCTGTAAAGACCTCTGAGACGTCTGTAGCGGATGTTTTATTGACCCCATTGACATATATAGAATTAATATTAGTTTTACTTATAGTTCCAGCATTATTCCAAGAGTAATTTGAGGCAGCGTACTCACCAGTAGCCGTGGAATTTATAAGCCCACTATTTGTAAGGGCATCTGGGGTATAGAAAAATTCTATCGTTTGTACTGGAATATTGGCATTAATATAAAATCCAGAACCTACTGGCACCCTAATTCCATTTCTGCTATTTCTAGATAATATAGGGTATTTAAATCCCCCAACGCTAACTGCTGGATTATTGATACCTGCAAGACCTTCATAGGTTGATATATAGCTTCCCCCATTTTGAGCATATACTGTCTGATTATTATATAATGAAATAGTTAAATTATATAGTTTAGGTAGATATTTGCTATTATCAGTTGTTGACATAGTTATCTTTAAATAAATAAAACCTGATGAATCAAAGCTACCTAATTTATATTGGGGTATAGATTCTCCATTTATGCATTGAACCCATGTAGTATTATCTATACTTGTTTCTACTGTTATTCCATTATCCCCCTCCCACTCAATTTTAGAGGAGTCCATAGTTATACCTAGGGGTATAGATATTAAATCTGTCAAATATACAGTTTTTGATATAGCAGCATCAGAGTATGCTATTGCAATAGAATTCTCCAGCCCGTAATAATATAAATCATCTATTAAGAAATAACTCCAGGGCTTATCTGCTGGATAGTTATATCTAAATTGTCTAGTTATTCCAGTATCGTATAATTCAATTAATTGACCGCCGTCTGGATGAACAATCTGTATAGGATTTAAAAATCCATTATCATTATAATGGTTTAATATTTGAGATTGAGATAATGAATATCTATATACCGCTGGATCATCTACAATAAAAGAATCTGCAGCATTTCCTGTAGTTCCTATTTGTAGGTTTAAAGATGCATTTGTAAATTTAAAATTTGATAAAGATTTGGTGGCGACTATTTGCCCATCTACATATATTGACATATTTGTAACTGAGTATACGGCTACAACATGTAGAGATTTATTAAAATTTGGAACTGTATAATTTAATACCTCTGCATTTAATTTAAATATTAAATTGCCTTTTTGCCAGAATAGGCCGATATTGTTTGTTGGGTCTGCAAATATAGTGGCCATATTGGCTGTTGATATTTTTGTATATATCCAGGCTTCTAGGGTAAAATCATTATCTGAGGTGTATTTTGTTCCTAACCCGCCAGAAGCTGTTGATCCATAATAATCATAAGTTACTGGCACTGTCATATAATTTACATTTGTTATATTTGCCGCATGGCTACCACCAGAGGTTAGCGGAAGAAATAAGTCTGTTAAATCTCCCTGATATATTCCATGATTACCACATCCAGAATGGTCATATATTGTATTAGATAAAACTGCCTGATAATTTGTAAAATCATCTTCAAATTCTTGATATGTATTA